CCCTCTGAGTTAGTTCTGAGACTTCTTCGGGTATTGTCGATAGTTCTTGCTATTTGCCCGCCTGCTGTCGGAAGTGCCTGTGCAAAATAGCCTATCTGCGGTGTAACCAACGCCGCCATCATTGCTTCACCTGGGGTCTGAGCATAACGTATACTTTCTAACGTATTAGCCGCGCCCTGTAACATTGATTGCTCAATAAACGGGTCAGCCACGGCAAGCGTCGAATTTACAACATCATTGATTCCTTCTGCGTTAAAGATACCATCCTTACTAAAGAATTTGTCGTCTTCTCCGTCTCCGTGGTGTTCTTCCCACAGTTTGTATACTTCCGCACCGATAAACAAAGCAGTCGCCGTAGGAGCTAACGCATCAATCGCGTAGGACTTTCCGTTGATATTCAGAGCGTATGACTGTTTTCCTTCGGCTTCGTCAGCTTTTCCTCTGACATCATCCTTAGAAGATGTAAGTATTCCATCCTTGTACAACTTAGCACCTAGAGCCATAATTGCTGTTCCGACTAAACCCTTAGATAACATATCAAGGGCTTCGTTAACCTCGGCACTACCTATCTTTGAGTTTCTCGTAGCGTCTTTAGATGCTATTGCCTGTGCTGTTTTTCCTACTCCTCTAGCTAAAGAAACAGGAGAATAATCCCACATTGCCTTAACAATATTCGCGGGAGTATTCTTAAATGCCGCCAAACTCTCAATTTCTCTACCAAAGAATCTAGCAACAGGATTCTTAGAATTTCTCCACTCCTTAGAATGTTTAGAAAGAATCCCTGCCGTTTCATTTGCTTGGTTGAATGTTGCGTAATTGGCTTGCTTTATAGCATATGCTCTAGCCTTAGCTAAAGTATTTTCTCGTTTTCTGAGTTCGCCAAGTTCAGTCTTTTCATCACTAGTCAAGCCGCTATTAGCTTTCTTAGTCATTAAGTCTTTTATCTTTCCTTCAACTTCAAAAATACTTGCATCTTCTCCGTTGGCTTTAAGATACGACGCTAACTGTCCTGCGTACTTCTGACGCTTAAAGAAGAAGTCTTCTGTACTAAGAATTGCATTGTTGGTGTCTATAGCTTTGTTTACAGCCTGTCCGCCCTTGGATAACGTACTAAACGCAGGCTTATAACTTTCTATACCATTACCTACATCATTTTGGTATTTATTTCCTGCAAGTTCTCTGTAAGCACCTTGTTCGGCATCCTTCCAACTGTTCGAGATTAACGATTGGTCTGACTCAGAAGCAGGATTTATAAATGCTTTAGTGCGCTTAATACCTGTTTCCTGCCTTTTGGTAAGTCTCTGCAATCCTCTGACACTCTTATCTGTGACACCTTCCATAAGGGCTGAAATACCATTGGATGATGAATGAACCATATCAGCAAATACCAAGTTACCCAAAACGTTTCTTTCGTGAGTCTTAGTATTGGCAAGCATCGCAAAGTATCTCCAAGCGTCAAACTTCTCCTGTGGGTCGCCGCCTGTTTTATAAATCTCTTTGGCAAGCATTTCAAACGCTTTTTCTTCAAGTTCTACACGCTGTTTGCTGTTGTAATCATACTGTTCTGCTTCATCAAATATAGCTTCTACTTTATCAAGGAACTCATCGTCAAAGCCTAAGAAGTTGTATTCTCTGAATGTTGCAATGCTTCTTGCTAAAGCTTCTGCATTTTTCTGACCATTCAACAAATCATTAGCAAGCTTATTTGCAAGGTCATCGTTGATTTCGATTCCCTTTTCTTTGCCGATTTGTTGTATTTTCTGATACAACTCATGTTCAAACTTTAATCTGCGGTCTGCGTTTTCCAATTCAGCCCACAAATTCTCAGACGATAATATTTCATTGGCATAGTCCATGATATCGTCAGCCGTTTCTCTTATATAACGTGCTTCTGACTGTTGGGTCTTGTTGCCATGCTCCATCATGTCAAGGGCTTTGTCTGCAAGTCCTTTTGCCGTATCTATTGCGCCCTCTGCGGTTCTAATCCACTTAGCCGCCGCTTGATTAAATTGTCCACTCGAAGTAGAACGCAACTGCCTAGTTATAGCCAACTTATCGAGCTGTTCCCTATAGTGATTAGCAAGTTCGGTATTGCCCTCTGCTTCTGCTTTCTTTCTCTTAGACTTAATATCCTGCTCTAAGATACGGATTGCGTCATAGTCAGAACCGTCGTACATATCACCTTCGTTGTTCATGTACCTATTAAGAGAACCCTCGTAATCGTCAACAACCTTATCGCGACCCTTGGAATAACTCATTTGCTCAGTCTGAACAAAGTACGAACCAATATCTTTAGAGAGTTCTTCTGCCGCTCTTTCTGCGTCCATTCTCATATCAGCATTAGCAACGGTTTTTGATACTTTTTTCTGTCCTTCCTGCGGCGAAAGGCGATAGAAGTTTTCATCCATCTGTGCAATGAGTTCATTAACTTCCGCTAATTCACTTCGTATTCTTGCTCTGTCAGCATCGGAAAGATTGGGGGTGTTTAACTGCGCTTCTAGGTTAGCCTTTTTCTCTGCAAAGAACTGTAAGTCAAAGGGAATATTATTACTGCGGTTAGAATCATCGGGAGTTATCCAATTAAGTTCGTCTTCCATTTCTGAAACAACTGCATTTTCAAGGTCTTCTTCGGGTATGTCGTTTATTCTTGATGATTCTTCTACGCTAAACTTGGGATTGTTAGGGTTTGCACTAGGCTCGCCAATAATGGCAACGGGAACTTTATCTATTCCTGCTTCATAAGCCGCTAAAGCCCTTGTTCTACCTTCCTGTCCTCTGCCCATCTTCCCTTCATAGGTAAGATTAAGGATAGGGAACTTTTCGCCATTACGCATTGCTTCCGCATACTCTTTTACCCGATTTATGGAATTAGCGGACTCAATCGTGCTTTCTAACGTAGCCGTGTCGAATATGTCATACGTTGACCTCTGTAAATATTCAAGCGGTGACATTTCTGCTATGAACGCTTTACCACTATCTAATGCGTCTTGGACTTCGCCGTTTGTGCCTTTGGTAATATCAAAACCTTCATAGTCGTTCTGACTTGCTTTAACAGGGTCAGCATACTGATAGTTCTGCAACTGTGCATTTCTTGTATTGTCACGAAGCGCAATCTGTCCTTCACGGATTCTATTTCTCTGCAATTCAAGGTCTTTTAACTTACTATCAATCTCGGAAATAGAATTGTTTATTCTCTCACCTTCATCGGTATACTTATAAGCCCTGTATCGCTTGCTTAATAAGGCTTCGATGGATTCTGCGGGAGTATATTCATCCTCGGTCTTTTCTCCCACAATCTCATTTTTAAGGCTTTCAGCTAGTTCTGCCCTTGTGTTTTCGAGATTGTCTATCTCCGAGTCAATACTTCTTTGCCTATCCGATAATGCTTTATAATTATCGGATTCGATATAGTTATTCTCGGGCAATAAGTCCTTATAACTTCTTTGAACGTTATTAGCGTTATCGGGATTGACAACTTCTGCGTTAGGGTTTACACTTGAATTAAAAGAAGGGCGACTAATATTGGTAACGCTGTCTTTTGACAGAAGCCGAGTGTCGACTTTCTTTTTTGGTTCTATGTTCAAAATATCATAGAAGTATTCGTTGCCATCCTTATGAAGTCCAATATCCATTACCGCATCATACAATTCAATTCCATTTTTCGTAGGATACGCTATTGATATATCATATTTATCAATGCCCCTGGCTTTAATAGGAACATTGGATTTCAAATTATCTTCATGATGATTGAATAATGCGTTTTCTATTACCGTCTGTAATCTTGGAGCGATATTCGCTTTAAGCCCCATCTTTTCATTATTCTTTCTTATTGAACTTTTTGAACCCGCATATTCTTTTGCTGAACGGTCTATAAATCCAATCTCATGTCCATTCTGCTTAACAATAAAAGTTTTGTTAAGGAAGTTATTTTTAATATATTCTGTTAACTTTGAAGCAAACTGTCTCTTTGTCTGCGCTTCAGTTCCTCTCGTTGAAGTATCAAAAACAGACGGGTCAACTATCGGTATTTCTTTTCCGTTAGCATCAACGAGATTGCTATTCGCTTTATCAATAGAGTAATCAACACCATCAATATTTACAGATTCGTCTGTAATTTTCTCCTGTTCAAACTTCTCAACGTCGTTCCATACATTGTTTCTATTCTTTGCAAGGTCAATGTTAAAGAGTTTTGCATTTGCGTTATTAACAAGCGTAGGTACACTTTTGACTCCACGCATAAGTCCGCCTAAAAGCGCACCCGAACCGAAACTTGTAAGCATATCTAGGCCTGTGTCTTTTGCTACCTGTAGCCAAGCGTCGCTATCGGACAAATTCTTTGAAGTATAATAATTATGAAGATTCTCTAACTGTGAGCGATACTTGTTGATAGCCACATCTAAGCCAAGCGTAGCCGCGTCTTCTGCAACATTCTCTAAGCCTTCGGTAAGCGCACCCTTCGCTATTGAGCCACCGATAGTTTTAGCCGTTGCACCTAAAGCCTTGTCTAATCCAATAGAGTTCAGCACTCCCGACACTGCTCCTGTTGCTGTACCGAACTGTGCCGCTTTATCAGCATCAGCACCTCTTTCAAGAGCCATCATCTGATTTCTTGTAGCAGACTGACCGCCCGATAATAAGCCCATCATAAGAGGATTACCACCACTTAAAGCGACGTTTACACCCATGTCTAAGAGTCCTGTTACTGTGTCGTATCCACGCTTCAAGACTTCGTTATCTATATTGTCTTTAACAGCCTGCTTGGTTGCTTCCTTTACTCTTGTACCTGTAAACCTAGTAGAATCAGCACTATCGGGAACTAATTCGGGGTTAAACTTTCCAAACGTATTGTCTAATACTGTTTCCGCACCTTCGAGTGCTGTCTGCGGATTATATAATGTCTGTGCCAAAGTTCCTAGTACGGGATGATTCTTCGCAAATTCGGCAGTTGTATTCACTTCTTCATCTGCCATCTGCTGTGTACGCATCTTATCATACTGTTCCCAATACTTATTAAAGGTCTTTTCATCCCAATTATTCTTCTTCATTATGTCTTTCTTGACATTTTCCCAATGAGGAATATTAGTATCTGTAACCTTGTCATAATCGGTTGTATCAGCCCTGTTATATCTCCACTCATAGAAGTCCTCAAAGTCCTTATCGAACCTTGTATCTCTACTAGAATAATCCTTGCTATTTCCTGCGTTTTGATTACTATACCTAGTTGAGGGCTTATTAGAATTAGACAGACTCCTAGCCTTATCATCCTTGTCTAAAAGACTATTAACCTCTTTCAAACGCTTGCTTTCTAAGTCGGTCATATCAACACCCTTATCCCAAAGATTTGAGCGTTCTTCTTCAAGGTCTTTGCGAGTATAATAATCAAGCTGTTTAATCTGATTTTCGTTCTGTCTTCTTAGTTCGTCCTTTACAGCCAACTTGTTTGCCGTATAATCATTGTCTCTTATTTCAGCCTTAACAGCATATTTGTCCTTATCTGTTGGTCTTTCCAACTTAGGAATCTCCCTTTTAGGCTCGTTCATGTTCTTGTGAATCTGCTTAATCTGACGAAGCACATTTTCGTAATCTTCTTTTGTGGCTTTTTCCTGCTCACCTGTATCAACATAAGAGCCAGGATTCGTAAACATAGTATTAGCCTGTTTATTGCCCTGGTGAGTAGCGTAATATAATGCGTTGGCATCATTGCCCGACATTTTCCTTAACTTATCTTCTGTAATTTTTTGCTTACCAATCTGATAATTCATATTCGCTCCTAAAGAAAATACCCCTCTATCGTTATTGATAAAGGGGTATGTGTTGTTATGATGCTCTGTAACCTGTCAGCATACTTGCTAAAGTCTCGTCGGGAACGCCCTGTGCTAAAAGTTTCTGAATCCTGTCGTATACTCCCGAACCGCCATTTGCCAACTTCTCCCATTCTTCTCGGCTATAGTTGGTAAGTGTACCGCCCATATCGTTACTCTGTTGAGTATTAACGGGATTGTATGTATTCGTTGCTTCGGTTGCTACAGGCTGAATACTCTGCAAGTTCTGCAATGCTCCACTTGCCGCCGCCTTTAATACGTTAGGGTTAGACAAGATAGAGAAGAAATCACTTCCTGCACTTGCTATCTGATTATTCAGATTAGAAACCAACTGTGCCTGCTGTGCCGCCCTTGTGTTAGCCAACTCTGCCATCTGTGTCTGATAAGCATTGTAAAGGTCAGTAAGGTTAGAGTTAAAGCCCTGCTCCAAATCAGAAAGGTTATTGTTCCAAGTCTTCTGTATTCCGTTACGTGCATTACCATAGTTGTTAAGAAGCCCTGCTACTGTTGATTCAGAAGCACCACCGCTTATACCCATAGCCGCCAACTTCTGTGACAGATTCTTCATAGAAAGCATCTTGTTTATGTATGCTTCTCTCATTGAATCCGAAGCCTGTTCATTTATCTTATTACGTGAGTTATCGTAAGCACCTCTTAATGTGTCCTGTCCTCTATTAAAGATATCCGCGTAGTTGTTTGCGGCACTATTGTATGCGTCGTTAAGAAGTCCCATTGACCTTTCATAAGCCGCTTCTGCCGCCGCCTGTCTCTGTGCGTAGAGGTCAGAAAGGTATGAGTTCATATCATAACCACCGCTTGATGATGACGAAGAACCTGTAGAAGTCTTACCGCTACCTGTAGGTGTCTTTGTTTGGCTGTAATCATGAACTTCAACCCTTGCGCCTATGCCACCATCGTAACTTGACGGATAACCTCTGTCTCTTAAATTACCTTCCGTCGAATATGTTGGTATGTTCTTTATGGCGTTATACATTGCGTTATCCATATTTTTCCTCCTTATCCTTTAAGAATCTTATTCACCAACTCTTGAACTTGTTTATAGTCATATCCTGCATTGGATAATCGTTGTCGTCTGTCATTACCGCAACCCCATTTTAATGCCATAACTTCTGCGGCAATTTCCTCAATGGATTTGCGTTCAGAGATATTAGTCAAAGTACCCTGCACGTATTTAGGTCTAGCGTAAGCAACGATGTTTGAGTATCGGTTACGTTGCATTACCTTACCGCCGTTGTCCTGTGAAGTAGTAGAAGTGTTACCCTCGATAGTGTTGATAACATTGCCATTCACGGAAACGACCAAACCAACGTGATTAGTTCTGCGATTGTTGGTCGGGTACTTAAAGAACACGATATCTCCTGCCTGTGGAGACTTAACTATCTGTCCTCTTTTCTCGAACCATTCAAGCATTTCCAAACAAGAAGCAGTCTTTTTGCATAACCCTTGTTCGGGCTTAAAGAGCCAAGAAATAAAAGTGGCACACCAAGGATATGATGCGCCATTCACGGGATGCCCGTAGTACCAAGTATTGTATTTAACATTATTAGAATCGGGTGGACTTTCCATCGTACCCAATTCAGCCTTTGCTCTGTCTATAAGTTGTTTAGCGTTCATAGTTTCACCTACGCATGGGCGTGCTCTAAATCAGCAATACGATTATTGGCAACCTTGATTTTTTCTTCGAGAAGTTTGTCGTTATCCTCTAATCTGAATACACGCTCAACTAGATTGTTGTGTTTCTTAACTTGTTCTTCTAACTGTTCTATGCGATATCCCGTCAGTTTATTCGATGTCATAATGCCACCGAACGTACCGCATAAAGTACCAACAAGAGATATTCCTGCGACTATAATAGTTGTATCCATTATTCTTCCCCTCCGTGGTGAATTTCATTAACTGCTGACTCAATCAGAACATTGATATCCTGCTCTGTGAGTTTTATGCCTAACTTATTTGCCATATCTATAATGTAGTTCATGACATACTGTTTCTTTTCAGCCCATTGTTCGGGGGTGAATAATTGGTCTGCGCATCGCACTGCAAATCGTACCCAAAAGACGATTGTTTCCATATCCTGTGCGGATATCTTCGTCTTTATCCATGGAATAACATAGGCTGATACTAAAGCCCCTGCTATTGAAATGATTGCCATTGCGATTGTCATAAATACCTTTGTATCCATATCCTTCTCCTTCTACTAAATAGTGACGATACTGCCGAAGCAATATCGCCACCATAACAAGACCGCAAAGATATAATAATAATCCCCGAAGGGTAGATAAAATAAGCGGTCAAATGTCCAAACCTTGATGTAACTTGTATTCCTTGTGTAACTTAAACACCTTAATAATTCCACACGTTAGACATTCGCCACCGAAACAAGCAAAGAAACAAGTGGTTAAGGTATCATTCTGTATGCCAAAACATGACAGTATCAAGGAAACTATTGTATATAGAAGCAATACCGCTATGGAGAATACTACGTATCCTGCAAGCGTCATGCTCTGTATCTTAATGCTTATCTTTTTCATTTTCCATAAATCCCCTAGCAATAAAAATAGATAATACGGCATAAAGAGCCAATATCGAAAAAATGATAATACCGATAATTGAAAAGCCTAAAACAATTCCTTTAATCATAAATCAAAACCTATAATAAGTTGTAACCACATAAACTGTATCTGTAAAACTATGGCATCTTCTGTGTTTTTATCGTATCCAAGTGAAAACCATATACCACAAAAGTTTTCATAATGGAATAATGAGAACCAAAACCTACCTATAGTATAGCCAAAGCCCATTATATTACTCCTATAAAGTATGGGTAAGGATTCGCACCTTACATGACAAGCCATTTGCCGCCCAATTCTATCGCTCGTCTACGGCAAGAGTCTACCTTATTCCCCCACCCAAGAAATAGGACTATGAGCGATTAAACCCATAGTCCCGAGAAAGGATGTTATTCCTATGCTGCATCCTGTGGATGAGTAATACGCTCCTTGAATGTTGTTCCGTCAGCCGAAACGACTTCCAT